ATCTGCGCTTGGGTCAGGTAGCCCAGCCCTCCGTTCAACCACTCGAACGGGTTCGGTTGAACCACTTCTTCCGTGTCTACTGATACTAGTTCCGTGTAGGTACTTTTTGTAACCGGGTCCCGAACCTGTGTGGTCACAATGTCCTGCTCGGTGAGACGAGCCTTTCCCATATGAACGGCTTGCAGCCACTCCTGCTTCCTGTCGTCGGCTTGGTCAAATTTTTCCTGTAGGCGCTCCGGCTCATCGGGCGGCATCGCGAAAGGGAAACCTCGCTCCCGGGTAAAGAACTCCTGTACACCCTGTTGGGTAATATCCCCCGTGTCTTCGGCGGGCACACGCTCGCCGGGTAACAAACCAGAAAGAGTCATAGTGGGTGGAGGCTCTGCCCGCGAGATTTCGTCCAGCCACTGCTCGTTCATCGTATCAAAACTCGGGCCGATTGCAGTGGGGGCTACAGGCGCATTAGGGTCCACAAAGCCCGGGTAGTCTCTTAGAAATCGCTCATACCCCACACTTCCCGGACCACCCCCTCCCTCACCATATGACCCCTCTGGCAACAGGTCTGGTGTAGGCGGAGCAGACCGCGTGGCGGCTTCGTCCAGCTGCAGGCCCGCTGCGGCCATCGCCTCTGCTATCGCGTCTTCTGTATTGCCTCCGGGTCCTCCTAGAGGGTCGCCGGGGCCACCTTCGGCTGGCCCCTCGGGTGCAGGAAGGTTCTGGGATTCCAAGTGTTGGCTCACAGCCAACCCTGACGCAACGGCAAACGCGGAGGCGGCAAGCACCGCTGTTCGTACGGGAGCAGGCATACGTGCCAACTGTGTGGCCGTGAAACCAGCGGCGGCAAGCACCTGCTGTGTCGCCACGGCGCCGCCAGCCTGAACTGTTTGCGCAAAACTCTGCGCGATGTCTGCCGCCGTGCCGCCACCAGTCCGCGCTGCTTGCGCAACAGTCTGCGCGAGTCTCGCGGCAGGGCCCGTAGTCGCTGCTCGCGTTGACGCAAGCGCGGCCTCTGCCGCGGCAGTACGGGCTATTCCCACGGTCGCGGGAGCGGCTTCCTCTGCCGCCCGCACCGTATTTCTTAGGGCCTGCGGGGATACCCCGGAGAGTGGCGCGACTCCGCCGGGCATCTTTACATACTCCAGTATATTCTGAATCGCCTTGGTAAAGGCATCCTCGCCGACCTCCCCGAGTATTGCCTTAAGAAAGGCCGGGTTATCACCGTGTTTAGCGAGTTGTATGGCGAGTCTCGCGGCATCATCACCCAGCTTCGCCACCGCCTTCGCCCCCGCTCGCATTCCTCGAGCCGCTGCCGCAATTTCGCCGCCGGGGGGTGGGTCTAAAACAATACCGCCAATAATACCCACGCTCATGGGCAACCAGCTGTCATATTTAGCCAGCTCCTCGGGGCGGTTTTGTAGGAAACCTTCCCGAAGCGCGACACCCACCGGGTCAATACGGTCAAGCCCCTCGAGCATCACCGGGTCCTCTGCTTCGGCCCAAGCCTGATACGCCCCTGCTTGGCCAGTACCCTTAATGTCCAGAGTGCCCTTGGCCATATCGACGAGTCGCGCCGCTAAGGTAATAATTTCTGGTTGGAAAATTTGTTCCGCAACAGGTGGGGGCTTGGCAACGTGGGCGGCACTAATTTGTTGCTGTACCGGGGCACGGGCCATCTCTTCTTGAAACTCCTGCTCATCGCGGTATTCTTCTTGTTGGGGAGGCCTTTGGGGGGCCCGCGCAACAGAAGCAGCAGCCTGAAACTTCTGTATCTCCTGCCTTCGTCTCCCACCGGGGCTGGACCGTGCAGCTTCACGCTCTCGCTGGGCAGCAGCCGCTGCGGCCGCCTCTTGCTGTTGTTGCCGATGCTGGTCAATTCTTGACCTCTCTTGCTGGCGCTGCTGTTGTTCCCTAGCCTCTTTCTCAGCTTGGCGGTTCTGCGCTCTTGCGGCCGCTTTTTCCTCCTCACGGCGGCTGCGTGCCTGTTGTATACGCTCCCTCGCGGACTGGGCGCTCTCACGCCGCCGCCGCGCCTCTTCGGCTCTTTTATCTTTTACCTGTTGTTCACTTTCCCACCATGGCATCGGTAGACTCCTTCTTGCCCATCTCGGCAATATATTCATTTACGGACTGCGGTCCGTATTTCATGTTCAAGTAAGCGAAGTCTCCCGGCTCTAAACCACTGAAGAACTCACGCTTCCGCTCAGGACGGTCCAAGGCAGCACGCCAGCGGTTATCCGCGTTCTCGGCAATCGTTTCCCACCGGCGCTGTAACTTAGTCAACGGGCGGCCTCGGAACCTTAGCGTACAAGAACCGCTTTTGTTTGGGGGTCAACTTCCTACCCTTGACCTTCCCGTGTTTCAATATCTTCTCTGCTTTTTTCTTGGTCATAGACCGCTTGCGTTTAGGGTCATATTTATTTGTCACGATAATTGCTCCATTCCTAACCTCTATCATGTCAGTGGAACTCCCTCCCGTAACCTATCCTGCTCCTGTAAGGGCTCCTGCCCCGGAGGGGCGAGCCCTGCTTCCTGCTGTGTCACTTCACCCGGCTTATTAGTGGGTAAACCACCGAACTGCTCGGGCTTGGGAAGTTGCGGATTAGGGCCGGGCTTATTGGGGCTACTACCCTCGGCCTGCATCTTGGCCAGCATCTGCTGGGCGGCCTTGTTACCCTGCGCCGCAAGCCGCTCGAACTCGGCCATCATCTGGAACTCGACCATAGCGGGGTGTTGTTCTGCCTGCTCCCGCAGTACCTTCCTGACCTCTTGGTCCGGTTGCTGTACATCCAAGTACCGTTCCATCCGGGTCTCGGAGGACAACGTATCCTTCGTCTGGGTAGCCATTGCCACCTTCCTGCTCTCGTCGTTCGGGAACTTGGGTTTCAGCTGGAAGTCCACCCGGAAACCCTCGGTGTCGTTACCGGTCAACTTGGTGTTGAAGGGCACTCCCTTCAGCCTACCGTATACCTGTACTGCTAAATCAGGCGCGAACTCGCGTAATAGACACAAGGTCTTACGTGCCCATACTGCCAGAGCACGCTCCTGTTGTTTTTGAGGCTGGGTAAGGCGAATACGGCCTGCATCCCCCAGTTGGGACATGGCATAACCGGAGGCCATTCCGGGCCCTTCGCCGTACATACTCTGTGGGAAAGAGCCTTCCTGTATCTCCGCATTGACCATTTGCATCTGGTCCTTGGCATCAGGCGGTTGTCCCGGCCACTGAGGAAAGGCGAGGTCTTCGCCCTCACCCAGAGAGACCACATCTCCGAAAGCGGCATCGACCTTTACCGGCCTGCCGTCACGTACCCGGGCCACCAGCGGCATATTAGCGAACACGTTCAACATCCTTGTCTGCCGGTTGATACGCCACTCCAGCTCACCGACAAGGTTCTCTATCGGACGCAGGGCTGATTGGCCCCAGTCCTCGGGATTTACCTTACCGACGGGCTTATAGAACATAAATGTGTAGGGAATATCGCGATAACCCTCCATTACTCTGGGAGGGATGATAATGCGCCCATCGTAGAGCACAGCGTTGTGTATCTCGTAGGAGACGCCCTCTTCTGTTACGGTGGGCACTTCCGCCCAGTAATCTAAGAAGGTGCCCTTGCGGGTCTCCTTGTTGGCACCCTTCATGGTGCGGAACTTGGCCAGTTCCCCGTACTCCTGCTCTATATCTGAAACCGAGCGCTCCATAGCGTAAAAGACCCATTTCCACCTGCCCTGCTTTCCGCCGGGCTCGGGGAACATGTACTTGGCCGGGATTACGTCCACGACCAGCGGTAATTCCTCAAATGTTTCGCCCTGCAGGGTTCTGTCGAAGCTGGGGTCCCAGATACTACGGATAGCCACAGCACCGTCTCTGGTCTGATGGAACGTCCAGTCGTACCTCAAATCGGTCTCCTGCCGCTCCGAGTTCACGTAAAGCACGCCATCGAGGAATTGCTCGATAAGGGAGGCCCGCTTACGGGTCTCATCCTCATCCTCAGACGCTACCACCTGTACGTTAAGGTCGTTGGCCGTCAGGATACCGACCGCCAAATCGACTATATTCATGGGCTTTGCGAGGGTTATACGCCTCTCCCCGGCCTTTGCCCGGCTACCTTGATAGTGCTCCAAGTCATACAGCCGCTCGTATTCCTCGAGCCGCTTGTGCCACTTGTCACATTTGGCACGGGTGGCGGTGAACCGCCGCATGATTTCTTGTTCGCCTATCTCAGCCATTGCATAAATTGCGACGGCTGTCGCAACTCCAATCCTTCTACAAATGCGACCATAGCATCTCTCCCATACCGTTTCATAAAGATAGGTGCAAGTTTCTCGGCCATCGCCTTCGTCTGGCCATAACGCATGTGGCAATTATGGTGAAGAAGCGCACAGTTTCGCTCATCGAATATTTGTTGGTTTTTAGGGAGCACATTACGCTTCACCAACCATTCGTGTAAATCGCCAACACCGTGCAGCCACTTGCCGCACCAGTCGCACTGTAACCGCTCCTGTATAAGACGCATTTTAAGGTCACGTCTCAATTCTCCACCTTCGCACCGGTCCATACGAACTCGGGAATATGAATGGGGAGGATAGTGCCATCCCTGCTTTCCACGTACACATTACCGTGTACCCGCGGTAGTGACCCGCATTCACAGAGCATATTTATCCCGAAGGGGATAAATCCCGCCTGCCCGCAGTCCGGGCACTCCGCATAACCGCACACCTGCTGAGTCAAGCCTCCCTGAACATCCACGGTAGGTTCTCCTCTCCCGGTAACCGCGCCGGTGAATCGTCTGCGAACGCACTTTCAAGCACGAGCGGCTTATCAATCGCATATGCCCCCTGCTTGACTGTAAAATAGGCCGAAGCCGCCAGCGAGACAATCGCGTCCACCTTATTCGACGTCTTGTCCTTGGCTATCCTCCAGCCCCTGCTCTTCTCAATCGCAACCGCATCCAGTGCCTGCTTCCTGAGCTCAACGCTCGGGTACATCACCAGATTGTTGTACTCCAGCAACTCGTACAACTGCTGGGATGCCGCAGTCAGGTTCGGCTGTGTCTGCGGGAACTCCACCATCGGCAGGTTACGTTTCCGTAACGTGGTAGCCGAGCGGTGGAACTGGAAGGGGTCATACGACACACCCGCTACCCGCATCTTGGTAAAACACTCCAGAATGTACCGCTCTATCGTTTCCTCTAGGTCCAGCGGTTCATCCGGCGTGGGCTGCCAAATCTTATGATTGGCCAGCACCACCTTCTCCAACTCGCGGTCATAGTATGTTCCCACCACTGCGGAGCTGTCCCGCTTGGTGGAAGCATCCACGTGTAACCAGACCACGCGCTTATTGCTACTAATAATCGGAGCCGCGCTCTGTTCGACACATGCGTCCCAGCGCTCCGGCTCTATGAATACCTCTTCATCGGTCGTCCAGCGGTTCTGGTGCATCCGCAAGTAAGCGGATGGACGCAACGATTGCCGCTGGGTCTGGTGATACTCCTTCACACTCCCGACGATACCGGGATGCCTTCTGAGCTTATGGTCCCAGTAGACGAAGAGTTTATTGTTAGCGAAGCACGGCAGACCTTCGAGCCCATCTATCGGCTTGCCCTTACCATCGGCAAGCTCATCTTTGCCTACTCCACGCTTGTAAAGGTCCCATAACGTATCCGATTGCCCCTGAAACCCGGCATACGTCGTTATAAACCGCATACTGTTCAGGCGGGTAGGGACAGGCGTCAATTCGTCCCACAACCGTTCCGAGTTACGCGAATTGTATGCCCAGAGCTCGTCCCAGAGCGTTAGACCGTGGTTCGAGCCCGCGGCAGAGGCGTATTCACTCGCCAAGGCGATGATACGCGTCCCTGTCGCCCCGAACACCACCTCTTTCTGCGTCACCTTCGCGCTGGGCAGCTTCGGGTTCTTACGTACCGCGTAAGCAATCTTAGAAAAGACACGCGCCTGTGCTTGCTCAAAGTCATTAGCACAGACATATATCTCGTTCGGCGGCTCCTGTGTCAGTGCGAACCACAGTCCCGCCAGTGCTCCCATAAGGGTCTTCCCCGATTTCTTTGGACAACTGTATACAACAGTGTCGTAGGGGAAGCGTCCCTCATCATCCTTCGTGAATATGTGCCTGAGTATACGCTTCTGATGCTCTCTCAGGCGTATCGGACCCGGCATGGTCCTGCCATTCTCCTGTGACGCGTCACTTACATAGAATCCGGCCAGAGACTCTGACCACGCCACTATATCGTTGATATCAACGACAGAACTCACGATTCTGTTGGATTACCGTCCAATACCACCATACTGATGTCCCCGACGCTATCATCGCGGGCAGAACGGTACTCACGCAGGTACTTGTCCACGTGTATCATGCCGCGTACCGCCCGGTAGAACAACCTGCCGGAGTTCTCGGCATCATCCTTACGTTTAGCTAGGGCGTTGGCCCAGTACATCATGTCGGCAGCCGAGACCGCAAGTGCCGCTGTCAGCAGCGGCTGTAGGCCCCCGGGCTCTTCGAGAATCTCGTAAACCTCTTGGAGGGCCTCTTTATGGTGTTTTAGCAGCGGTTTGCCAGAAGCAAGCCGCTGATACATCCCCCCGGCCTTACCGCGCTCGTCGATACCGGCGGGAGGCTTGGCCGTGAAGGGGGCGGCCACTAACGCAACTCTACGCC